ACTCTTCAACACATCCTGCACGTTTCCTTCCGTCAGATTAGCCGTAGTAGTGGTCGGTGCTGATGCCGCCGGGATACGGAAATCAGAAGGGACTGTTATATCGTCCGTGAGTCCATTCGTACCCGAAGTGTGGAGAAAGCTCCCCATTGCCTTCGTGGTATATGGATTCTGCGTTCCACTCTCCACATCTGCATCAACATTGCCCAAAAAGGCATACTCCATGTCGCGCTTGATCTCCACCAATTTCTTGGCAATACCATTTGCGAGTTCCGACTTCACGCCAGCAACCACTTGGATTTCGTTCGCCAAGCTCGACACACGAAACACGCGACGAAAAATCTGCGCGTAGTTCTGCATCAAAGCCCGGTTCTTGGCCGGGTTGGTGAAACTGCCCGCAGAAGTCATATCTACGTCAGTACCATCCACGGTTCCGGTCACTGCTGGGTCTTCGTATTTATCCATCTGCCAACCCATCAATACGTTACCCGGCTTCTTCCCCTTTTTCGCCATAGACGTAAAAGGTGTGGAGCGGGCATCGACATTTGCGATAAGGTTCGACAAATCCTCTCGGCCACCCGATTGAGTGCCGTTGTATCCTTTTTCTAAAAGAAGTGCCATTTTATAATATCCCCCTAATATTTTGGACTATATGTAGTCCGATTCTAATACAGTCGCTAAAGAGTCCACTGTGTTTTCAGAACCAAAGTTTTTTCTCGCGGAAACTGAACGGGCTTTAGATGCGCCAGTTGTGGCCGGGGCCGCAGCCGGGGCGGCGGGTTGTTCGGGAGCTTTCTTAACCTCCTTCTTCGCCGTCGCCTTTTGAGTAGGGTTGTTCACCATCTCCCGATAAGCCTGTAACCCTAGCTGAAACACGCTAACGTCGGCTTTCCATGTCGGGTGATTGCGAATGTCTGGCCTGTTACGGAGGATTTCCATAGCCTCTTGATAGCCCTCGGAACTCCTGTCCTTCCAGTATGGAAACACTTGCTCTACTTGCTGCGCTACCACAGCTTCTTCCTTCAAGTATTCCAGCCGGTTCGGTAAGTGCTTTTTAATGGATTTGCGGGCATTCTTTTTAATTCCCCGAATTTCCTCGGCACTATATTCGACTTCGTCGCCCTTTGAGTTTTTGACCACCGCGCCATCCGTATTATCCTCACACCATTCAAGCACTTCTTCGGCTTGATCCATTTCTCGATCAACTTCTTGAGTCGATTTCAAATGACCGTATGGGTTCCCATCAACGGGCGGCAACGATGGAAGTTCCTCCTTGGCGTCCAATTCAGTGCGTAAAGTCCGAATCTCGGCTTCCAATCCGTCAACCCTGCTTTCTGCCTCGCGCCTTTTTGCCGTGAGCTTGTCGATCCTCTTGAACAGCCCCTTGTGGGCTTTGTCCTTTTCAGTCGATTGCTCGTCGGTATCTAAAGCCGGTTCAGCTTCCGCAGTTTCTTCTTCAGTATGTGAAAGAGCGTCTTCTTCAGCTTTAGCCTCATCCTCCGGTGGGTCACTCGACTCACCCTCATCGGGAGGCTGTTCGCCTTTAGCTTTTTCCTCGTCTTCCAAGGCCGGTGCTTCTTCCGGTTTGCGTTCCAACAGCATTTCCAGTTGGCCCGCTAATCCGTCAGCGTCCAAAAGTTCGCCAACATTCGTTGTGACTTCCGTTTGTGCCGCGTCACTCACGGCTTCGATTCCCTTATCGCTCATGCTTCTTTATAGCCCGCAAGTTTGGCTGACAGCATTTTTGTGGTTTGCAGAAACCCGCACTTCTTAAACGCCTATAAGAGTGGGGGCGCAAAAAATAGTTAGGTTGGAGGGTCGGTTTGGGTAGGTTCGGGAGGGTTTGGGTGCATTTTTGAAAATGCCATTAGGAAGAAAAAAGCCGCCCCGAAGACGGCCCTTATGAGTTCAAGCAGGTTTTCCAGAAATGCGCGTCAACCCTTTTTTTTATTTTTTTATTTCCTAACAACCAGAAACGATTTCCAGCCGAAACCCCCCGATTTCGTGATTTTGGAAAACCCGGTTTGATATAATGGACGCCGCCTATCGAGTGATGGGCGGATTAACTGAAACTAAAAACACATATAAAACAGTGAGATGAAAGAAATAACAAAACTAGATCAAATCAAGGAAGTCTACACCAAGCACTTGCTAGGTGAAGTGTTTCCAGTTCGCATATATTGTCCTTCTAATGATGGCGATTATGTAAAAGTTAACGAAACGGTTACAGAAGATCACATCAAAGTATTAGTTGAAAACTTCGAGCATTGGAGTTTTGACTACAATACCCGGCGCGTTTACCCCAATACCATCTGTTCAACATATCGAAACATCGCCAGAGACTTGGCTAACCAGATAAGTCCTAAATTGTTAATACTATGATGAACGCGCCCTCGCCCTCTTAACCGGGGGCGGGGGTTTGCGCAAAAAAACCGCCCACCCCATTACAGGATGAGCGGCCACTACTAATATGGACTATACGTTATACCGACATATCAGTTGAGCTTCGAGATAGCACTCTCCCTCAACTCAACCAAATGGTTCTTGAAATCCAGCAGCGCATCGGCGCGGCCCGATTGATGAATTCTCGCCTCACCAACCGTGTCCGCACTGATCGCCGTCACCATCTCCACATCAATGGCGGCGTCCAGATTATCCAGCAGGGTATCCCAAAGCGGATTCTCCCCCTGCCACTGGAACGCTGACAGGTTTTGCATCATGTTACTTGACTCACTCCTATGCGCCCGATTTGGGCGTTTTGTTGCTGCATCAATGACATTTGCAGATTCTTTGTGTAGTTCTCGAACAACTGCCTAAACAGTTCGTCGCCTTCCAGCGCGGCTTGCGCTTTCGGGTTGCGCCCCATAATTTCCTGCGCGTATTGCATTTTGGTTTGGGCGGCTGGATCGTTCTCCGTGTAGCTGGCCTCGTTGCCCAACATCATCTGCCCAATCTGCCCCTTAACGTCCTCGTACATCTTCTGCGAAGCCGGGGCTTGGTCGATGATAAGTTCCTCCGCAATGTCGGGACTGATCGCCCTCGTAATCATGCCAATTAACTTGTTCCGATCCAACACTCCAGATACGTCCTGTGGCACAACATATTGCGCTATGTTTGAGAGTTTGCTCTCCACATATTCAGTATCCAGTTCTCGCACATCGTACTTCAACACAAAATCAAACTGGTACATATCTGATTCTGGAATGATGTTGGTTCCAGTGATGCGGGATATTTCTTCGGGCGACAAATACTGCAAGCTCAACTGGAACATTTGCTGGTACGCCTCTGTCCACACTGTTAACCAGTTATTCACAAGTCGCTGCTGCTTAATCTGCGTCTGCACGGACGGCACTGCTTGATTCGCCCTGCCGAAATATTCGTCGGCTTGACGCGCCACGGCTTCGATCAAGTTAAACGCTGTGCTGGGTTGCCGCGCCGGGGGGCGCATGAACTCATAATCTCCAGCCTTCATCACCGGCAACTGCACCGCCGGGCCAACCTTGTTCGCCAACCCAAGCCGCTTGTTCACCATGATGGGCGGTAGTGTCTCGAAACTCGTCGAGTCGTATATCGAATCTCGTTGAGTCTTGATCTCGTCCTGCCAAGTCTGGCAAATCTCCGGCACTCCACGGCTCTCCGTGATGCGGCGTTTGAGTTTTTCCCGGCGGTATTCGATGAATGGATAGCGGCAATGAACGTAGTCGAGTAGTTCGTGCTTCGCATGGATGTCCTCGCCGCCGTCTCCAGTTTGGGCTATCGGGCTGAATATCGTGTAATAAATGCCCGGTATGTTGTTGTCATCCAGTTGACGGCTATACGCATACACCACTTCAACCAAGTTGTCCTGACGATCAACGTGACTGCTGGTCATGTCGCTCAACTGCACACTGAAATCGTGGAACTCCGTTGACCTTCCAGCCGTCTTCACTGCGGCCTCAACCCAATCCTCGTTCCAGCCCTCATCCACAACCTTGGCCCGCAACTCCACCTCCGTCATAAACATCCGGCGGAAAATCGCCCGCGCCGATTGCAAATCCACGGTTTCGGGCGGCAAACTAATCTCCTCCCACGGCTTCAACGCCACAACCGCCGGTTGATTCACCGCCAAGTATGCTTGTGGAAGAATCGTTTCTCCTGTGTCGCGCAGTTCCTTAACTGCCTTCCGCGCCTTGCGTTTTCCGAGGCCGGGGAATTGCGCTTGCAAAATCTCCGCAACTTGCCCCTCCGACTCTGGATCATTTATCATGTCAGGCAACGCCTCCAGTTCGCCCCCCACTTGCTGGGCTAATGCCATAACCTCATCCATCGTGACCTTGCGCCCCTTCACCGCACTCTTTTGCTCCCACCCAACAAACAAAGCACTCCACCCGTATTGCTGCCCGTATTGGGCCAACAACTCGGATTCGCGGTTTAACACATGATACAACTTGGTGTCGCGCTGCCACCGCATCATGCTACTCGCCACTCCAGCTGCCTCGGAGTCACCAATCTCGGTTCCCCCAATCTTCAGTGTGGCCCGGCTAAACGAGGTGGTCAGCACATCCACGGTGTCGTTTATGATCTGGTCGGCCAACGGTATGCGGGTGTCGCTCGCGCCCTCCCAAGGGAAAGCCTCTTTGCCCTCTGGTAAGCTCTCGCTGTGCTTGCGCCCGTCCGTGGTTTGTCCCGTCCAGCGTGTGAATCTAATGTTGTCCACATCAGATACTTTATCCAGCGACTCGCCATCGTGTAGGCTGCGACTGTATTCCGCCGCCAATTCCCGCACATCTGGTGTGTCCGCTGCCTTCGCTAATTTATCAACTATCTCCATCTTTTTTCTCCCCTTTCAAGTGTTTAATTAAGTCATCCCTATAATACCGACGATGATCTCCCACCGTTCTGTAAATTCGTAACGCATTTAACTTTGCAAGTTGCGCCAGTTGTTTCTTGCTCAACCCGGTAACTGCCGCCGCCTCATCTGGCCTCACCAACAATGGCAACTCAAACAGCCGCATCAATATGTCCCAACTGCCGACCCGGCAAAGGTCTTGTCATCCACAAAAATCGGCTCCATCACGGCCAAATATCGAAGCGTGTCTATGCAGTCCTTGCTCGCACCCTTCTCCCCGTCGCGCCCCGTCCATTCCTGCAAACTGTAAATCAGATTGCCACATTGCTTACTTATATAGAGGCTCGGCTCATTAACTGCCGTCACGGGTTCGTTCTGGTCGTAGTTTAGCCAATCATTTACAATGGTTAAGCCGTTGGCCACCGAGATTCCAGCGGCTTGCTCAAAATACATGGGGTCTTCGCCTTCCCCCAATAAATCAATAATGCTTGTGCCGCCCTCGCGCCCCGCTGCTTGGCTGGCTCCAGCGCGGGGGTCGATGTATCGCACCTCGATGTCCTCGCTCTGCTCCAAGTCGCCAATGATTTCCTTCACCTCTGGAAGTCCGCGACCAGCCCCCACCCTCTGCGCCGGGCCGGGCGAACCATCAGACTTGTCTCCCGGCACGGCCCACTCCCCGTATTCGTCTAAATTGGGCCACTCCCTATAAATGTATTTGCGCCCTCGATCATCCACCCTCAACCAAAGCACAAACCAATTCCGGTTCCACGCGGGATCGACGGCCATGTAGTTCGTGCCTTTCAACGGGATTTTGTCCGCATCCAGCGTGTGCGTCTCACAAAATTTCGGGAACTGATTCCCAACAAGATTCTCCGCATACCCATACGCCCGCAACTTAATCTGCACACTGTTCTCCCCGTTAAGGGTTTTCTTCATTTCCTCATACGGATTGTACGGGTTCATGTCGGTGAAGAACCACATTAACCTTGCGGCGGCGCGGCGGCATTGAGCCGTGTATGGCATGGTTCCAGCCGGGCAACCGGGGACGTTCACTGTGTCGGGTAGAAGTGGACTAGGCCGCGCCTCCAGCACTCGATACCCCGATATGTATTCCTTCACCGTGGGGGTGTAGCCTTCCACGGGGGTGAATGTGATTAGTAGCCTTCCAGAGAGGTCGTGGCTGGAGGCCCGCGTCACCAACCGAAACCTCAACGTCTCAATCCACGGCAGCGGCACAAGCTCGTCACACCAAATCATGTCCACCTCTCCGCCCTCAATCACCCGCATTTCCTGCGAGTAATTCATAAACCAGCACTGCGAGCCATTTGGGAGGACGAACGTGTTTTCGGTGAAGCCATTTTTCTGGCTGAAACTTACATTTTGTACGCGGCCCTTCTTAATGTTCTTCCACTCTGTCGGTATGTATTTGTAAACGAGTTGTTGCTGGTCGCGGATACTGCTCTGCGCCGTCATCCCCAACACCCAAACTTTCGCGCCCTTCTTGGCAGTCATAATCTGCACTATGCGCTTAGCAGCGAATTCTGATTTGCCCGCCCGGTTGCCGCCCTGTATCAGAAGCTCGCCGCAGCCTTTCCAGAGTTCGTCCGCGTCTTTCCAGTTGGGGGGTTCGAAGCCGTAGCGGTAGGGGTCTTCCTTTTCCAGCGAGATTAGTTGCTCGCGCTGTTCCAGTGCGCGGGCTAGTTCGTCCAGCCCCTCGTCTCCACGATC